CATCGAACTCATGGGTATTGGCTTCCTTGCTGCTCACCTTTGTAGTCTCCTTAGCGTCACCGTGTGAACGAAGTGCTTGAATCACATTCCCACCGACAGAAGCTAGTAGGCCGAGATAGGCTGCGATGATTAGGGGGTCCACTAAAGCTCAGCCCCAATCTTGACATTCGTGAACACGACGAACGTGCCTGCGGTCGCTCCTTGACCATTGTAGAACCCGCCCTTGCCGAGCGCCGCCTGATTCGTATTTGACGAGTACGTGGTACCCAGCGTGGGCCCCGACTTGGTATCAGCCACCAGCGTCGTCGGGGTGGCCCTCAGCAGTTGGCCCATAGGGTTCGTCCCGAACTTATAACCAGCACTGTCACCAGACCCGACGATGTAGTCGTGGAACTGGTAGTAACGCCAACACAGAAGTTGCTCACCGGTGAGGTCGCCTCCGGCGCGGACAAAGGCAGTTGCCGCTGACCCTTCCTCGATCTGTAAACCCCAGATGTCGATGGTCTGGGTGGCGTTGATCGTGGCGGACTGCAATATCAGGGCGAGGTTGTCGGTACCGCTACTGCCGAGGGTCTTCCCGGCGATGGACGGCACCTCCATAGTCGTTGAGAATCGCTGCCATGCGGTAGTCACCGCCTGCGCGGCCCCGTTGATGGTCACGCCCCAGCTGGGGGAACCGCCCGTGCCGAACGACTGAATGAGGATCGGCGTGACCGTTCGAGCGGCGTCGGCCTTCGCCCAGAAGGACACCGTTACGGTACGGCCAGCGAACGACCTGACGCCCTCGATTCGCTGGCAAAGGAAGTTGTTGTACGTGCCTCCCGAGCCTGCGACCGACTGCGCGAACCGATAGAAGTTGGCCGACTCGTACCCGGCCACGGGGGCTGTTCCGAGAGCGAACGCCTGCCGCGAGATAGTGCGGGTGCCGGAGCCGTTCCAGTCGACAAAGCACCGATCGGCGGTGTACGAGCCGCTCGCAAGACTCGCGAACGACACGCCTCGCTGCCAGAACTCGAATGCGCCGTTGATAAACCCGTTGATGCGCGATGAACTTTGTGGATAGTATCGAGTATCAAGCTGACCACCATTGAGTTCGGCCTTCGTGTAGGTCGCAGTCGTGATCTGACCCGGAATAGATGCCTGAGCGCGCATAGCACGACGGTTCGCGTCATCGACGCCGACCTCTGCATCCTTCACCCGTGAGTTGAAGAACGCAGCATCATCAATCTTGCGCTGGTACTGTGCCACTAGACACGCTCCGGTACGCAGTCGATAGTAATGAACTGGTCAGTGATGTAAGCGCTGATCTGCATGATGCGCATACGGTAGCGACCATCTGCAACGCGAGGGCTGTTCTTGATGACCATGACCGCGAAGTCGCCCACGTTGTAGGTTCCGAAGAGCGGGGTGGCATTCCTGTTGGCTTGGAAGCTCCACGTCTCCATGGCGTAACGACCCATTGTGGTGAAGTCAGTGGCGTAGTTTCCTAGCACGGTCAGGTCGCTGTTAGTTGGTCGGTTGACCATAGACTCGTAGCGCGGGTAGCCAGCGGTGACGAGTGTGGCGTCATACGACTTGGCCATGATCGGATCAGTAGCAGCATCAGGGATTGCACCCTGCTGGTAGTTGTCGGTAGCGAACGCAGTCCCATCGCGAGTCATGGTTGCTGCGCGGACTGCCGGGTTCGGAACAGTCGTGTCCCAGATGTGATCTGGACCCTCTAGGAAGAGTCGGCTTGTGCTCGCATCCGGGGCAGCCAGCCACTCGCTGGAGTAACCTACGGGAGTGGTCGCACCACTGAAGTAAGGGACTGCATCGCTACCTACCTTGAAGAGCACGGAATCAATGTCGAGAGTCGTGGCTACACTGATGTTCGTTGTCACCCTGAGACCCGGACGTGAGGAAAGGACTCCAGCACCCATCGTGCCGGTCATGGTTAGTGTGGTCCAAGTGTTCGCCACGATAACGGTGTCTGCTCCAGCATCCACATTCGCGAGGCCCGTAGTTCCGCCAGCATCGGTCCATGTTGCTACACGGAGTCGCAGGCTTAGGGTCTGAGTAGAACGCACGCGGATGCTGTAGTAGAAGAGGTTGGTTGCAACAAGCGCGGTCGTTAGCGGGTTCGTGAAATAGGCAGACAGGGCTGTGGTGGCGACAGAGCATGTAAAGCGACCAGACTGCGAGCCCACGTCAGGCGTGCTAGTTGTTACCCCAGCAGTCAGAGTTCCAGAGGAAGCGGTCTGGGTAGCCATGCCGGTGGTGCCAGTCTCAAAGCTGGGGTTGGTAGCCAAGTTGATAGCGACAGTAATGTCCTGCTGATGCAGCAGTGGGTTGCCGGTTTTCATCTGCCACTCGATGTAGTTGGCATCCGATGGCTTGAAGCGCGGAACGAACTGGATGTCGGGTCCGTTGTTTACGTTCGTGATATAGCCGAGGTTGGTGGCAATCTCGTTGAGTTCCTTGCCGAGGTAAGTGCGCTCGTTTGTGCCATAGAAGTCTGACTCGAAGGTGATCGGGATGTCGCCACCGGTCCATGTGCGTGACTGTACGATCAGGCGCTTGGCGATGGTACGCAGGCTCGTGGCAGTTCCGCCAGCGGTCGTGTAAGACGTATCCTTTCCGACCGGGGTGTCAGTTGAGAGTGCGTCGTTGAGAACCGGGAGGATGTAGCGGTAGTTGAAGTAGCTCAGCAGGCCAGCAGCATGAATCTCATACTTGCCCGAGTCGAAGTCGTACTTGTCAAACCAGACTGGACCGGCGTTGATGATGGTCCCATTGTCCTCAAAAGCGAGGAATGACTTACCCGGCTTGATGATGCTGGGCAGTGGGATCGCTTGGCCTGTCTGGGGGTCAACCAGAGGTAGCTGGACGGTAGCGACAATCGCACCGGCCCCGTTCAGGTTCACAACCACGCTGCCATCTAGGGCGGGGATGTTGCGAACCTGAATCAGGCCGGTGCGAAGGTCGCCAGCCAGAAGCTTCATGGTTACTTCGTTGCGGAGTAGCCGACTGGCTTCTTGGCCGAACCGAGCATGATCTTCTCAATCAGCGGCCACTTCTTGCCTAGCTGGTTGCCGACCCAATACCAGAGGGTTCCAATGCCGAAGGTGATGGATGAGAAGATGAAGAGCTTGGAGTCCGCGCTCAGGCTGTTGTAGAAGTCACCGATTGCAGGAACGAAGCTGGACACCCATGTGATTAGGAGCGCGAACCCGTAAGGGACGTAGGTGCGGACGTACTTCAGGAAGCGATCACGGAGCGACACGTTTCCGGCGAGAACATCGTTGATGAGGTCCTCGGCAGCGGCGACATCCTCTTCCTTGACCTGAGGTGCGTCGATGATGACTGGTGCGATCTTCTTGGTTGCCACTTACTTCTCCAATTTCTAATGACTACTACCATCAAAGTCTGTACTGTGGTATAAGTAGCCTCGCCTCGCCGAATGCCTTCAAATTATGTGAGGGCTACCTCAGCGGTGCCATTCCAACGAACTGCGGTAGTGATCGGCACCTCGGCGCTTCCATCCCAGCGCATAGCTACTGCGGTAGAGACTTCCACGGAACCATCCCAGCGGCGACCACCAGCCTTCACCGTCACGGACACTCCAGTGCTTGCTGGCCCAGTAGTGCTTGCTCCAGTAGCGACTGAGTTGATGGCGAAAACGCGGTAGTAGTAGGTGGTTCCCGGCGTCACGGTTGTATCGCTGTAGGTGTAGACGACACCGACCGTGAAGTTCACAACACTGGTCGTGAACCCTGAATCAAGAGCCCGCTGGACCCTATACCCAGTGACGCTCGCGCCACCATCGTCGGACGGCGCAGTCCATGTCACTGTGGCTGAAGCCGGTGTGACTGAGCTTGCGGCAGGGGTCTGAGGCGCGCTAGGGACTTCCGCGTAGCTGAGGCTTCCGGGGATCGAGCCAGACCACGTTCCACCGTCACCGTTGTCGGTGATAGTTCCACCGTCAGTCGATGAGCGCCCGAATGTCATCGTTCCACCAGTGTTGTAGATGCGCTCTTGGAACGATCCGCTCAGGTTTCCGAAGGTTCCTGAGCCGATGCTGCTGGTCAGATAACCATTACTCAATGAGACGGCGCTGTAGGAATAGATGGTTGC